TCTTGGCGACGATGCCATCCTGCTTCGCATCCTCTTCGGTGTACTTTTCGCCACTCTTGAGAGTCTTTCCGACGGCCTCGTCGAACACCTCCTCGAGTGCTTCAGCTTCACCGATGACCTCTTCCATCTTGAGAGTGGCTCGGCTTGCGAGAACCACAGTGGCCACCAGACCGACTGTACCGGCGACGAAGAGAAGAGTGGGAGAGTGCTTCTGACCAACCAGGACTTGTCGTCCGATTCCGCTGGTGACCTTATTCTTGATGGCCGCGAGGCTCATCGATTCTCCTTAGATTTCTTTGAATATCTATTCAGGATCTCGTCAAAGATTCGCTAGACGGTAACATCCGACTTGTCGATGATGACGATCTTCTTGTCGAGATTTTCCATGAAGCTCCTGAGTTTGTCGTCCACCTTCGACAACGTTTCTTCGCTGGGGATCTTGAGTGCCTGCTTGATCAGAAGCCTCGCGCCAGAACGTCCGATGGTGACTCCGACGACAACACCGAGTAGGAACCGCACTACGTCTCCTATATCTTCTTTTGATTTACGAAGCGGATATAGATCGCGTGGACCTGTCCGCTTCCCATTTTGTTTACTCTAGACGCCCACGTCTGTGATCGGGGGTATGCTTTTTTTATAAGCTCCCTTTCTGTAGATGTATCCATGACGTGGGTCTACTGCTCTTCGATCGGTTCGGGTTGCGGGAGTTCGAGAAGATATCCACCGGCAGTGTGTCGAACCATAGCGTTGCTAAGATCCGACCAGCCCCACTTCTCCTCGACGGAGGTGAAGGATTCTCCGATGGACTCATAGAGTTCTCGCACCGTCGCGAACTCGTATTTCTCGATAGTCCCGCGAAGCTGATTGATCACAGCCACAGCATCCGCGCGAGTTTCGAGTATGATGGTTTCGAAGTCGTAACCACCTACACGAGAACGACGACTTGGGGTCGGACGGTTCGACGGCCCCATTCGATTGTACGGAACGTGATTCGTAGTCGTTCCGAAAATGGTCGGCTTCGGTCGACGACTGGAGCGGTTGCTGTTGCCGCCATAGAATTTGCGGTTTACCGCTTCATTGAAGGTGTCTACGAACAGATCCTTCAATGCCGGAACCATAATCTCGCCGATGAGATACTCGGGGAGAGTCTTGTCGTCTTCGACTTCAGCGAAGAACATCGAACGAAGACGCTTGCCAAGAGGAGGCTTCTTCCGTATCACACTCCCCTTGACGACCTTTGGAGTGGGCTTTTCGTCAGGATCGACCGGACGAAGTACTCTCTCCGCGCGACTGTTGCTTGGATAGTTCACGATCACCTCGAGGAGAAAAACTAAAAGACCATGTAATTATGGTCTGATAGTTTGAGCGGTACGGTTAGGATTGTTGGTCGGTTTCGATCTTCTCGTCGTAATATTCGTCAATCTTCACTTGGGCTTTCTTCTCCACCTTGACCATGTATCCGATCAAGGCAGAGGTTGCGGCTCCAAGGGCGGTCTTGACGATCATCTTAACAAGCTTTTCGTTCATGACAGGTCCTTAAAGGTAGGGGTCTCATTATAGGGCCTGTAATTTTCGCGAGATAATGACGAGGCGACAGGTGGATATTAATTCGGGCTCCTGGTGTCCATATCTGTCCTTACCAAGCCAGGTTCGGCCTCGCTTTGTGCATAGTAATCAGATGGTGGTTAGCCGCAGTAGGTCGCCATTCGTCGCATTGTTCCCTCGCCAGGACATGCGCTCTTACCCACGGACTCATTACCATTGCCTCTCGGGAGGAAAGACAATACGGTGGCGATTCGACCACCATCTGGCACCTGTTAGTTTCGGAACACCGTCGTCTCCCCGGTTGCATCGAGTTTCAACGGTGACATATCACCCACCGATCAGCTTGGCCCCTAATTGGACATTCCGGCTGCACAGGGCTTGGCCTTCAACGGCTTTGAAGGTTCAGGCGACATATGTCAGGACCCAAATTTAACGGACGAAGGGATATGTGAGAACAATACCCCTGCGTCCGGCGAGTTTGACCTGGACTCCGCTGAAACCAGTTCCCCTTTACTACGACCTCGAGAGCAAGGGGACTTAACTCATCGAGGAAGTTAACTAGGGCACATCCCCCATGTGTGGTGGAGGATATAACGCGGTTGTCGTTTAAAGCCTAGCATCCGGATTAGGATCCCCGAGATCCCCTACAGATTCGAGACCCTTGCTGGCTCCCCAAGTTTTTAAGCGAGTGCGCCCTTGCGCCGCATGGCGATAAGCAAGTGTTCCTTGCTCATGCCCATCGGGTCTGTCCCTGCAACACGACGGAACTGCTCCTCGTCCATTTCGAGAAGCTCGCGATCGCTGTACTGATGCGGCTGGTTTCGAGCCTGAACAGCCTTCTCTGCCAGCTTTGCAGGAAGAATACCAAGGAAGAACTTATCCCTGAACTCATCGTCCTGCATAAGCCGCATGAACAATTCCTGATATGCGTTCGACTCCATGAATCCATTCACGAAATCTGGATCCTGGACGAAACGAACGCCATCTGCGGACTTCATACCGACGGACTTCCGGATGAAGTTCTGGAAAGTGGAGATGATTTCTGCAGCATTTCCTCGGGCAACGATGGCCTTCAGAATCTCCTCGACATCCACTTCCTTAGGAGCATCGAAACCTAGAACGCCCATCACGATCTCGGTGATACTCGTCTGGGAGAGATGAAAGAAAAAGGTGTCCGTTCGCTCATTACCATCGAAATCTTCGTAAGTGATGGGCAATTCTAGCATTTTTCAAATTCCTTCCACGGAATACAAGACACTCACAAAGGTAACCGCCAGAGGTGCTCCCGATCATTCATATCACACACAACGTTTTAAGGCGTACGCCCTATCGTAAGACGTGTCCCGACTCTGGAGTGTCGGTCACGGTCGCCATAGCGTCGTGTCTGATAAGAAAGGATATAAAGCTATGCGGCAAAACGCGGCATGCCTTTGGGAGGATACTCTAAACCGATCCAGACGTCGGTTATATTGGGTGACGATACCGGGCGCCCAGTAACTCGCCTAAATCCCAATAAACATCGGGAGCACCTTTGACGGTTACCTTTGTGAGTAGTCAGTGTTTAGCCCTCAGCGACTTCAGCCTCAGGCGAGGTCTCGGAACCATTCTCGTTCCGCTTCTTGTTGACGACGAACACGCCGACCGCGATCGCCACGACGGACGTCACGCCAGCGATGAACTTCTTGTTGCTCAGGACGCCCTTGGCCTTCTCGACCAGGTTCCTCTCGTCCACGACGATGCCGTCGACCACTTCGAGCTTCGGAGCGTCGTTCTGGTGCGGAACCGTTGCCTCCTTGACGGTCTTCTCGGCCTCAACGGAAACGTTGTCGGCGTTCTTGGCAGCCATGAAGATAAAGCCTTTCGATAGGGGATTTTTAGTCAGCTTCGAAGAAGTTGTACACGATCAGTGTTCAGTGATTCTTGTAATAACTCCTCACCGGCATCGTTCGAAACTCGATGGCCAAGACGGGCTTGCCATCTTCGGAAATGGCGCCGGACAGTTGGACGTCGAACTTCCCGTCCTCAATCGTCCATCCGACCTCATCCGAGTCTGTTGTACTGGGAAGACCGAGCTTATCCCAGAAATCCGTCAACGACGCGTAGTTCTCGTGGATGAGCTTCCAGTTGATATCGGTGACGGCTTCACGAATCGCCGCATGATTGCTCTTGAAATAGCGACCGGAATACCTGTCGAGACAAACAACCTCGTCGCCCACGAGGATGATGTTACCCGGAGGATTCGCATTAACGCGATCCTGAGTAATCTCATCACGAACCGCCTGCTCCTTCTTTTCGCCGATCTTCTCAACGACCTTGCCCTTATATTCGCGGAAGGCTTCCTGAGAAATGGAGTAGGCAGTAGCCAATGCCGCTGCACGCCGGTTGCTCACGTGGTTCGCAGTGACGATACAAGCTACCGTTACCGCGCCAGTAGTCACAGCGGGGATGTAGTACTTCCAAACCAGTCCGATTTCGACCTTTTTTGAGGCAAGCTTTTCAACTTCTTCGGGACTCAGAATTTCATTGTCTTCGAAGACCTTGTCAGCTTTTCTCCTTTCGGCCAAAACTTCAGCGGCCTTGAAAGAAGCCTTGCTGGCGAGAATCGCAGTGGCGATTGTTCCGGTGACACCGATCGCGGTCAGGATCGTCGGCGTGTTGTCGGCCGCCGCCTTCCTTGCTCGGCTGACGATTGCGCCGATATCCATCTACTCTCCTCGGGAAAGGTGAACGGTGTAGTCCTTACCGAGCATGGCGAAATCGTAACTGATCACGCCATTCTCGTAAGAGAAAATCTTTGTCTGGTCTTGCGAGAGCCCCTGCTCGTCGGAGGTGGACACGACCTTGAAGGAACTCTTCGTCTGGTTTGTTTCGAACGTGCCATCCCAGTAGAGACCACTCACGACGTTCGAATACCGCATGAAGATCTGAATATGATTCGGAGTGATCTCCGCCGTCATATTCACCGGAAGATTGTCATCCGGAGTCTGATGCCACGAGCCGGTCAGCTCGACGGGGGTCTTAAGCGTATGAGGGGCTTCGGCGCCATTGGCCTTGAACCCCATGAATCCGACAGCGAGGAGAGCAGCAGCGAACACGATCGTAGCCAACACAGCTCCGAATCGGTACTTCAAGATCTTCATTTTTCCCCCTGAGTGTTTGAAAAACGAAAACCTAAGACCGTGTTAGGGTCTTAGGCTTTTTGGGTTAGATGGCGATTGCCTCGTCTTCGGCGATCATTTCCGGAGTGATGTTCTGGTCAGGGTCGGGTGTGCGGTTGGCGACGACGACGATGATACCCAGGGCCACGGCTCCGACCGCCGCAACTGCGAACATCGGGTCTTTGGCGATGCTCTTCAGTTTGGCGATTCGGCTCGTGGGCTGGATCTCGACGACGTCCTCCTCGTTCACAGTTCCGTCGATGACTTCGAACTTCGTGCTCTTGGTCATGATGAATCCTTAGGGTAGTAGGGGTCTCATTATAGGCCGTGTATTTTTCGCGACCTATTTCGAAAATTACCACCCGGGATTTTTTACAGATTAGAAAAAGAGAGCGCTACGGCCGTCTTTGTAACCTTCTCTGTAACCTCGATCGTATCCGCTCTCTTCGATGATGGGAGTCGGCGGGGGAAAGATTCCTTTTTTTCTGTTCTCTCGATCGATGCGATATTCGTCGATCTCCATAGCCACGAAAGCGCCGAACGTGAGCACTACGATTCCGCCGATAAAAGCAGCGAATCCCAGACCGATTTTTTCTTCTAGCTGCATTAGTTTCCCCTCCAGAAAAAGAAAACCTAAAGACCGTGTTAGGGCCTTAGGTTTTGATTGGTTACTTGGCGGAGTTCTTGATGCGGCGGTTTACGTCCTTGGCGTAGGCGTTGGAACCACGGGCGTGACCAGCGGCGTCGATCAGCTTGGCAGTTGCGACTGTGGCGGCTGCGACGACGGCGAGGGTCTCGATGGGGTTCTCAATGGCCTGCTGCTTCAGGTTGGCGATGAACTGCTTCATGGCGGTGTCCTTTTCAGTAGGGGTCTCATTATAGGCCATGTATTTTCCGCGAGGCCTAGACTAGGGAAGGAACTTCTCCGCCTTTTCGATCTCGGAAATGGCTTTGGGAAAATCCCCTTCTTGGTAATGCTCAGCAGCTTTGATTACGTGATCGCCAGCCTTGGTCACCGCAGCGTCAAGTTCGTTGATGACCTGTATGCACTTCATATGAAGTGCACTCAAACTTTGAAGACGCGCTGTGATTTTAATCTTCAGCGCGAGATCTTCTTCGGACTCTATTTCTTCAGTCGCCATTTGATCCCCTGGTTTTGATTGGTGTTTTAGCGACCCCTCGCTGAAAAACCCACCCGGGATTTTTTACTGCATCTCTTGGTAGATATACCTCAAACACTCGTCGATGAACGCGGAAAAGGCGATGAGAACTGCGACTCGTGCGATTTTGATCTTCACGTTGTCTCCGAAGAAAACGAAAACCTAAACTCCTTGTTAGGGAGTTCGGGTTTAGAGGTTGTACTTCAGTTCTGCTTGCTCTTGTTGACGATGACTTCGCTCACGGTGCTGGCAACGATCACGGTAACGGCGACGGCGGCTGCAGCTCGGGCGGTGTACTTCACCAGATCCTTCGTGAGGGCGTGTCCGGAGAACATCAATTTCTCGGTGACTTCGCCGATCTTCTCGGGGTCTATGGTGAGGTGCTCCTCCACGGCGGCAGCCTGGTCGGCGTCCTTGATCTTGACGGCGCGGATGCGAATTTCACGGTTCTTCATGAACATGGCATGGCCTTTCAGTAGGGGTCTCATTATAGGCCATGTATTTTCCGCGAACCGTTTTCGTCTCAAACATTGGTTATATCTTCAAGTAACCTCTTTGTGAACATGTGGATCACGACGCGTTCCGCGAGGAAACAAATGAGAATTAAGAAGATTTTCTTTTTATTCACTTTGTTATCCTTTCGAAAAACGAAACCTAAAGCCCGTGTTAGGGGCTTTAGAAATTACTTATTGGTTCCTAATCTCGGTCATCATGAAACTTAATTCTTAAGCATAACCATGATTCCACAAAATACAATCAGTATGATGACGATTGCTTCGAAGATCATGTATGCTTTTTCGCTCTTCTTCATGACAGGTCCTTAAAAGTAGGGGTCTCATTATAGGGCTTGAAGATTTCGCGAACCGCAAAAACAAAACCTAAACTCCGTGTAGGAGTCTAGGTTTTTGAGATTAGTTCTCGTTGCGATTGTCCAGAATGGCGTCTTGCAGGAAACGGTTCAGTTGTTCAGAATTGAGCTCGGTGAGGTTGACCTCGGTTATGAGTTTGAACACTCCGTCGTCCACAGGTGAATATACATACAGACTGTGGCCGTCAGGAGCGACATACATCATGTCGGGGTTAGCCCTCAGATGGGCGCAGATTTCCGCTTCGCTGAAGTTTTCCACGGCATGGCCTTTCAGTAGGGGTCTCATTATAGGCCGTGTTTTTCCCGCGAGTGGTGATGGTTAGGGTTTCGAACCCTCTGGAAAACACCTTCCAGCGCCCCAAGTCACATTATGCGATCGGTGTTGATCACATGGACCATTGGCTGAACCATCAATGAGAAAACCTAAACTCCATGTAGGAGTCTAGGCTTTGGGCACTACACGAGCGGAACTGGTCGATCGAGGATGTATTCGTTCTCATTCAGCTTGTAGAGGAGAAAGTCCTTGTCCTTCATCAACTGCTCTCGCGTGTCGTCGTCCACCGGAGTCATGGGCTCGAAGATGCCGGAAGCAGTGTCGAATTGCTTTTTGACATTTAGGATCACATATGCAGCGGTAGCAGCGCACGCGAAAGCGATGATTTCAGGAGCGTGGTCTTTGATTTTCTCTTTGGCTGTGGCGAACTTTTCCTTGGCGTTCATAGCAGGTCCTTTCAGAGTAGGGGTCTCATTATAAGGCCTGAAAATTCCGCGAGGAAACAAAACCTAAACTCCGTGTAGGAGTCTAGGCTTTGAGATCAGTATTCTTTCTGCATTTTCTTTTCCTTGCGGATCTCGATGATTTCCTTCGTCCAATCACGGCCGAGCCGACCGATGTGGTAGACGCTGAGTGCAACAGCGCCCGTTACAACGGCCAGCGCGACGTAGTCACGGAAGTTGGCGTTTTCGGGGATCTCGTTCTGGTCCATGATATGGCCTTTCAGAGGTAGGGGTCTCATTATAGGCCATGTATTTTTCGCGATCAGGATTCAACCCAGTCTGTCCAACGACAGGGCATGACCAGATAGCTATATCCGGCAAGTGAACGCCGAACGATGACTCGCTGGAAATAAGGATTTTCGTCAAGATCCGGCATCATATTCTTCTTTTCAAGTTGCCGAATATACCTGCGAATGGACCAGTTGTGTGGTCTGTCCATTATCTTGTTATGCGACCACTTCCAGCCGACCTGAGGAACGTAATACAGGTCGAAACAAAAATTCTTAGTAATCATCGACCCTCATTTTGAAAAAAAATAGGAAAACCCAGAGCCCGTGTTAGGGGCTCTAGGCTTTTTGAGATCAGCTTTCTTCAGTTTTCATGGGCTCGATATAGACGAAGCCGTTTTTTGTTCCATCTTTCCGGATCATCTGCGTTTCTCCGGGGAATTGCGCGAGCTTCTGGTCCACCCAGTGCGCGAAATCGATGCAGTCGTGGTGCGCTTCTACCTTCTTTTGGCAGAGTCGATCCATATAGACTGCATACGTAATCGCGCCGGTGGCTACACCAGCAGCAAGTTCCCAGGGATGCTCTTTGATCCAGGTCTTGGTTTCGAACAGCTTCTTCTTCAGGTCCACAATGGATCCTTTCGATAGGGGTCTCATTATAGGGCTTGAAGATTTCGCGAGAAAGCAAAAACAAGAAGGACGTGTAAGAGTTGTTGGCTCAAACACGTCCGTCCTGTTTAATCTTCCTTCGTTGGGTGTTAGATCGACTTCGACTTCATCACGAAGCCGAGTGCCTTCGTCGTGATGACGTTGACTCGTTCGTGGTTGATGATCAGCACGATCCCGGCGAGGTTCCCAAAGACCGCGATCAGCGCGTCCGGGCTCACACGGCTGGAAGAGGGCTTCTCCTTCAGCTTGTTGAGGCGGACGATCTGGTCGAGGATCTTGGTGTACTCGTCAGTGTCGGGCTTCTCCTTCGACAACGATTCGAGTGCAACGTCGATTGCGACGTCGAGATTGCTCGGTTCGGTGGTGATGCGGAAGTGCTTCATTGCACAGCCTTTCGATAGGGGTCTCATTATAGGCTTTGTATTTCCCGCGACCCCTATTTTGAACTAAGATCCCAAGTGCGGCGGATTGCTCATCGGAGAACTAACAACCGCTTCCGAAGGAGCAGGCATCACCTTGAAAGTAGCTTCGCTCATCTGTTCAATATCCTGCGGATCCGAATTCAAATTCAAAGAGAAGACCTTCTTCGTACCCGTGTCGGACACTTCCAAAGCGCCAACGTACTTAGCTCCGCTGTTGTTATACTTCACATACGAAACTCCAACGAGAGCTCCAATGAAAGTATTGACAGCAGCGATGGTCCCCATCACTTCCTTGGTATCCGGGATGTTCCAGATCTGAGCAACCGTGTAATACAAAGCACTCAGAGCAGGAAGTCCGATTGCTGCTGCATGCTTGAGAATGTTATAAAGCTTATCGCTCATCAGTAGCATATTTCTCGGTGTTGGAGGCAACGGGGACATTCGAGATATACCTTTCGTCTTCTTTATCGCCGAACAGAACTTCGTATCTGCTGTGGGAATGGAAGGGAAGCCTTGCAACGTCTTTGTAGATTCTTTCAGCGACTCCGTTTCCACCGAGAGCGATATAAGGTTCGACGAAATACTTCTGGTATTCATCGAATTCATCCCGTGTGATCCAGCCACGACGTAGATAATACATACCAAGTGCGGTGACCTTGTCGTAGGCCAAACCCATCAAAAGCCGCTGAGTGGCACTCTTGGAGTTATCTTTGGATTGCACAAATGCCCAGAATCCGGAAGATGCCAGAATCGAAGCTATTGAAACTATTACTGGCAGCCACCAATTTGCCACTAGCTGCTCCTTTCTATTTTCAACTATGGAAAACCTTTGGTTCAGCTCGTTGCCATACACCACCCACATTTACGTATGGGATAGCGAGCTTCCAAACCCCACCGGTTTTTACGTAAGCTCCCAAATACGTCCGTGCGCTATTCAATCCAGACCAGTTGCTATAACCTTGATAGTTTCTAGCACGTACCCAGAAATAACTAACCGCTCCCATAGGAAGATTGGAAATAGCTACACCGGAACTAGCGTCGATTATGGTCGTGGGACCTGCGACGTTTTGTCCATAACCTACTTGATAACCGAGAATAGTCGCTCCTCCGTTATTTTCTGGAGGATCCCACCCGACATTCACGGAATCTACGGCGACATTGAAGATATATGGCGTACTTGGAGGATCTGGAACGGTTGGACGTGTGAGATATTGAGTTGTGCTGTATGGGAAACCCGGATCGGGTCCTCCGTGAAGAGCATAACCAAGGTTTGTATCCAATTGCCAAGTCACAAATTGACTGAGACCCGCATTGTCTACAGAAACCTGAACCCATCCAGCATGAGCGTGGATATTCGCTAAGAAAACGAATGTGTTATTGTTAACGCGTTTTTCGAATTGCAGAAGCCCCCAGTCTACGCCTTGATTGAAAGCATAAAACCAGAACTCTACGTTGGGATTTGCTCCGGAGCCATTGTCTCGGATCATCAGACAACAGTCGCCGAAGTTGTACGGATAATCCGTCATGATTAGCTAGGCACAATCTTAAAGTAAATGTCTCCGTCAGCACCGCCGGATGGATCTGCTGTTCCAGAGGAAATACCGGCCGCCGTTCGATAGCCAGACTTTCCAACAGGAATCAAAGAGAAAAGCTGAGCGATGAAATCTCGCGTTCGATTGATCTCACGAGCACCCCAGCGAACACGGCCTTCTTCACCAGTATCAGGAACCAGCGGATAACCAGCAGCTTCTGCCTGGTCGCCAACAGCCATTTTGAACCTCCTAAGGTTGATTCGACCAAACGCTGGTAGTGTCGGTATCGAAGTCGAACCACTGCTTGTTGCTCAACCAAGAATACCAAGAACCGGTGTTGATGAATTCATTTGAAGTAAGTGTCGGGTAGGATCTCTTTCCCTTGGAATCACAAACAAATATCTGCTCTGTTACACGCATGTAGTTAGCGACTCCGTCGTCATTGTGTACTTCGACGAGGTCGCCCATGTTGTAATCAGTGCCATATTTGTATTGAGAATTCTGGCTAACTTCACCCTCGAATCCATTGAACGTACGTGCTGCGGCAAGTTGATCGTTTCCACGTTGAATCAAAGCCGTTGGCACATCAGAGGTGGATGTACTTGTGATATCAGACGCATCCACCATCAACACTCGTCGCTCGATTCCTTCAACGGTTGGGTCAACGTCGGCTGCGTAAACCATTTCGAAACCGTCTGGGGAAAACACATAAGCTACGTTCTTGGATTTGTCGATCGTTGTGAGTTCCTTCGTATTTTGAAGATTCTCAAGTTGCGGTGAGAAGATCACCGGTGTAAGCGTTGTTTGGCCCGAGGTACGATCGCTTCCTGAATAGACATCGAAGAAAAGTTCTCCTGTACTGTCTTGACGCAGAAAACGAAAGCCCAAATCCCAAGGAACACAAATCATAGCAGAAATCACGTTGTAAACCGTGGTTGGTTTAATATCCAACGTGATGATGGTAGACGGTTCAGGGATATTCGACGACCCAGTCAGAGACGGAAGAGTTCCTTCCGAAACCAAAGAGATAATATCGCCGTTGTTGAGAATTCCATTAGCGCATATGTCATGGTAAACGAAACGCGCAAGATCCGCCGGAGCTCGTGTGATGGTCCACTGCGGGGAAACTGTCAGAGTACTTGTGGAATCCTTAGCAACTCGATCGAGGAGGATGGCTTCGAACGAGCGTCCTTTGATGGTCAAAAGACGCTGTCCATCTGCGTCATATTTATCCTCGTAACTCTCGATGCGCATCACATAATTGGATTCACTCATAGCCAAATATGTGTCTGGAACGAGCAGTGATCGCATTTCGTGAGTGGAGACTACATCCAGTTGAAAGTCTCCATACGTTTGGAATCTTTCAGTCCAAATGAGAGAAATGTATTGATCGATCAGATGGATCCTTCGGTTAAGGGAATCCAGAATGAAAAGATCCATCATTCCACCGATCCGAAAAGCTTCTTGTAAGAAAGACTTGCCGGAATCGCGGCTCCCGTGGCAACGAATTGGATAGTGTTAGATCCTGGAGACAATTGAAGCCACGTTGCTTGAGGAGATACTGCATAGACAATCGATGTAGTCACGCCAGCTCTAAGAAGGCTAGCTGTTCTGTTGCCCGACATTGTTGTAATGGTTACAACGTCACCGACTTCAAACAAAGCTACGACATCCATTGTCCAGCTGTTGCCATCAGCATCCACTTGATTTACTTGGAATTCGCTAAGAGACCGGTTAACATTCAGCGTCAATGTTAAACCAGCTTCGGTCGTTCCTTCGTAATCTATTGCAGTGGGGGCTGCATCAGCTGTGGTCAGACCAGTAACTGTAACAGCTTCGGAATCGAAGAAGTTCGGATCGAAGCACATTACCGAAATATTGACTTCGGGATCCTGTGTGAATATGGGTCCAGTGCAAGTTTCGACGTATCCATAAATCTGATAGCCGTCAGACACAGGTGGAGTTGGATCGTCGTCGTAAAATTTCATGAGAATCTTAGTGCCTTCTCGAAAGACACTATAGATTTTCTTCTTAATCGAACTTACAGTCTGGGTAGCCGGATCAGGAACGACTCCCATTTTGATTGTGATGTTACGTGCTTCTCGCCTAGCAGACTGGAATACAGCTCCGGCTTGCAAAGCAAAGTTGGATGACGTAAGTGTGGCCTTCACGGGATCCAGCCCGGAGACGTCTACGAGGTTTATACCCCCGGAGATATCCCCGAGCTGGAGCGTGAGAGAACCGGATGAACCGTCACCCAGTACTACCATCGTTGAAAACATACAGACCTCTCGCTTGAGACAATTGGTTCTTCGTTTGGCGGTAAATATCCGCCGAAGAGAGAGCCGTCGGCGAGTTGTTGTTCTGAATGAAGGTGATAGGAGGACCGTTTCTCGTGGGCGGTGTGGAGTAATTGTTCGTTGCGTTCGGGGTGTTCAGATAGTCGTTTTGGTAGATGCTCGCTATTCTGGAAGCAGCAGCCTCAACGCTTATCGGGTCGCCCTTGAACATGTCCGGGATTTGACTCGCGCCTTGCTTGACCGCAGTCAAGTCAAGAACTGGACTGATGACTGGTTGAAGATCCTTGGTATTCGGAAGTGCGTCCGACAAAGTCGAAAGCGTCTTCGTCATCGACAGGATCGCAGTCTTACCCATGTTCGCAGAGGCATCGCTGACGATACCAACTGTGTCTGTTATTCCATTAGCATATCCTTGAGCCGAGAAAGCGCCAAGCTTATGGAACTCCACAGACGGAGAATGAATACCGAGAAGATGACCGGCAGACTTCAGAGCGCCCGTGGCCATATTCCCAACTGCATCGACAACCGATCCAGCGCCAGAAGCAATACCCTTCAACATTCCTTCCACAATCGCTTGAGCCATATGAACACCAGCCTGTGCAAGTGCTGGTGAATTCTTGACGATTGCATCAGCCATACCATTGATGAATTTAATAATCAAATTAAATCCAGCTTGGATGATGCGCGGAAGGTTTATGGTAATCCCATTGAGGAACGCGATGATGAGGTTGGTTGCAGCTGAAATCATTCCAGGAAGTTGAGCGGCTAGACCATTGAGAATCCCAATGACTAGTTTTGCTCCAGCAACAACCATTTGCGGAACGTATTCAGCAGCCTTCTGAAGTAGAACTGTCAGAAGGTGAAGAAGGACGTCCACAATCTTCGGAACCATTTGATTCATCGCATCAAGGATCGATGTGAGAATCGTAACCAACGCCTTGGTAATTGCTGGTCCGCCTTCGGTAATAACCCCAGCGAACGCGACAATAGCCAGTCCGATCTCCTTCCCAGCAAGAGGAAGAAGTCCGAGCATAGCAGTTACCATTGCTACCAGAACGGCTGTTCCGGCAGTTCCAGCAATACTCAAAGCAGTGAGAGCAGCCGAGAACAAGAGCATACCTGCTCCTGCTGCAAGGATACCCACTCCGAGAAGAGTGATCGCTGAACCCAATGCCAAGAGAATTGGTGTAACCGGAGCAAGCAGAACACCAGCACCAGCAAGAATAACGAACACACCAGCAAGCATGACAAGACTTTGAGCAAT